GGGCCTCTTCAGGGGCCTCTTCAGGGGTCTCGGTCGCTTCTTCTGCTGGAGTGTCGTCCCCTTCGGGCGTCTCCGGTAGGATTTCATCCAGAAACGTGTCAACGTCCCCGGTCTCTTCTGCGGTGCTTACCACCACTTCGTCGGGCATAAGAAAATTCCTTCCTTTGTGCGCACAAGTACTCAGTACGGCAAAGCACTCAGCCGCACGAGTCGTGCTTGAGATTGATTTGGACTACTCGGACATCACAGTCGATTGCTCCGGTGGCATGACCGAATCGGTCTGTGCGCCGGGTGTCGGCTGTTCTTGCGGGGGTTTCTTCGGTGGCGATGAGCCCTGTGGCGGCTCCATCGGCATCGGGGCGACATTGCGTTGTTGCGCGGCAATGTGCGCCTTTACATTCTCGTAACCATCTGAGGTTTCTTTCGCGGCCTTGCGGCCATTCTCTGAATTGCCCCACTCCCTCATGAGCGCTATCACGACCGTGGGGTCGTCCATGTACTGTTCGGGTGGGATGCTTGGGAGCATCATTATCTCGCCATCCACATCCTCCTGCGTGGGTACGCCCTTGAGCAGTTCCTGGATGCGCTCGTCTATCTTATCCTTCGTTTCCTCAATGGGACTCTTTATGTCGTAGATTCCCACCATGTCTCGCGTAACACTGATGGCGCGTGGGCTGGTGTATCCCAGCGGTCCCAATAGCGGGGAGTTCTGCTGGACCATCATGTTGAAGATTTCCCGCTTCTCCTGGTAGGACTGCGGGAAACCGGGGTGGCTCTCGAAATGGAAACTGCCGCCCCTTAGAACATCGAAGTCCATCACCTCGGCGGCACCCTCTCCCGGTACAGAGACGGTCATACCCTTGGACGAGTACTTTTTCATCTGACCGATGGCGTTCTCTGTCGCCTGTTCCCAACCCCTGGAAATCATTAAACCCGGCGTTCCGAGTTGAGTCAGCGCTTGGTTGAGATCGATTGTGGATTGCTTTGCGGTCATCTTGCCGCTTTCACCGCCAAACGCTCTTGTGGTTAAGCCGGTTTGGTTCTGGATGGACTTCTCGACCCACTCCATAATCAGCACAAGTTGTGGCGGAAACTTCGCGGTCGGCAACGTCGTTATGCGGCTCTCCAGTGCGCCACCGTTCATTCCCTTCGTTTCAACAATTTCCTGTGGACTGAATGGCTTCTTGGAGATGGCGTCCAGGTCTAGCAACCCAGCGTCAACAATGTGGGTTGGCAACCCCCGCTCAAGGGTCTCAATCGCCATCCCGCCCATGTCGTTGATAATGTCCTGATGGCCCAGAATGCCCCAACACACGGGGTCACAGGTCAGGTAGTCGTTTGCTTCCGGCTTAATGGCAGTCCAGACATCGTATACGGCCTCTTCTTCGCCGTAGTCATCCAGGAGCGGATGCCCCTCAATGACGGGAACCTTCAGGCCCCTCTCGAAATTCTTTTGCAGATGCTCCCGGAATTCTTTGTCTTTGATGATGTTGAAGCGGTCGGGGTGAATCCAGTAGCGTGCATACGTCCAGCGGTTTTGCGAAGCCGTTGGGTCCGATGAGCCGCTTGGCGACTCGACTGACTGACGGGCCTGTTCGCCGGTCAGCGACGTTTCCTCATCGCCAATCCTCAGATTCCCGTCGTCATCCATCCACTTCCGCAGTTTAGGATAGAGTCCCAACAGAACGCCCTTGTCTTCCTCATATTCATAGACATGGTAGGGGAGGTGTTTCACGGCCTTTCCATAGAAGGGATCTGTGACGGTCAGCGCGTTGCAGATGTGGAAGGCCACACCGCCGTTCACGTACTCTTGATAGCCAGTAACTTCAGGAACTTCTACGGTCACGGGCGGAATTCGTGACTCCTCCGCAACATCCGCTCCACATGCGGGACAACCGGGGAAGCCAAAGTCGTTATCGACTGGTTCGGGGAACTTGTAACCGCACTGAATGCACTGATATCCACCGGGATCAACCTCAACTTCGCGGGACTCAACAATCTCCTCCTCGTTCGTACCGAACAGCGCCTCATCAACAACGTAAGGCGTGTAGATCCACGCCGTTCCAGCGGTATAGAGGTTGTCGGCAATCGCCGTGTTGGTGGTTTCCGTGTCCCACTTGGAATGCAGCCAGACCTTGCCGAGTTCCGCCTGTCTCGCGGCGGCTTGGTCTTCCTCGCTCTGCGGATCATCCGCTACGCCCTTGAGCGCGTAGAACGGTCTCTGCCCGAGAATCGCCGCCCACTTGCGGCGGTACGTTCGGATGACATCAAGGTTGTACTCGTACTGCCCCCTGTCCTCTTCGTGAGGCGATGGATTGCCGGTGGCGTCAAAGGTGATATCGCCATCGCTGGTCATCCGTGGCGCGGTGTATTGCAGACCACGGCAGTACAGGTCGCACTTCTGGAGTTTTAAGTATTGCCTGGTTTTTTCGGTGTTGACCTCGGCATCAATGGAGTCTTCGATGAACCGCTTGAGTTTGCTGTCGAATTTGCCTTCAGTCATGCAGCATCACCCTTCTTCCCGTAGAACTGCTTGAGTTGGTTCGGGAGATCCAGTTCCTGTTGATGGAGCGCCTGCCGACGCTGCCGTGGCCCATCCGGCCTCTGAACCATTCCCCCGAATTCCTCAGAAGAGCGTTGCCCTGCCGCTGAAAAGATGTTCCGCCCCGTCATCCTGCGGGATTCAGAGTCGGACACCTTCCGTAAATCCTTGATGTGGTCATCCTTCGCCGTGCCGAGTTTCGCCTCGAACTCCTGTGCCTTGGTGCGCCAGAACCGCATCTCGAAGCGCAGGCCATCCAGTTCTTTTTCGAGTCGCCGGTAGCCGTCAAAGAGTCTTAGAAACCAAGTCATCCCAACCCCATACGAACGAGCCGTGACCGACGACCACTGTTGCGCGGTATCGTGCAGCCGCGACCGGATTGATGTTCCTTTTTCCACTTGCTCTCCAGCACGGCGGCTTGGATGTACCGCTGCGTATCGTCAACTGGCCCCTTCTTCGCCATCTCCTGACGCATCCACACGTTCCTTGGTGGAGCAGATTCCTGGAAGGGGAATTCAACCACCAAATAACGCAGGGCATCGGACTCATCGTCGCCATCCACCTTCTGCGCATCTTCTGGATTTTTCTTCTCGTCGTGGACTAACGAGGTCAGCGACCGGATAGTGCTGTCGCATTCCTTGAGAAACCGGATCTTCGGGACGATCTCGTTCCTCTGCTTTTTGAGTGAGTCACGATACTCTCTCTCTGCAAGAACGCCCTTGTTCTCTGCGATCCATGCGGCGTATTCCTCATTGACCTTGAGCGATTCGGGATGCAGTTTCTTCCAGTTCAGAAGGTTGCGGATAAGTGACCAACCACCCACGCGATCATTCGAGGCGCGAGTGATTGTGATGACCGTGCTGCTTACTTGCTCTGCCTGCCGCCGCTTAACGGAGGCCCATGCCTCGTCTTCAGGCAACGATTTCTCATCCGCGTTGGGGTGCAATACGAAGGAGGCATTGCGCCCCAGAACTTCGTTGATCCCCTCTGCGATCTGGTCCGCGATGGTGTAGCCCTCATCCTTGCGCCAGAAACAATCGTGACCGGCATAGATGGTGATGTGATGCCCCGGCATCTTTTCCAGGGCCGGGAGCGTCTTTTTCGCAATCAGCGTCCCCAACTCTACGGAACCCGTTTTCTCCACGGAGAGTTCATCGTAGATGTAGAGCCGCCCTTCAGGGTGCCAACACCCCCAGACAACAGCAGAAGGGTGAGCAAATCCCCAATCGAGGCCGATTGCTCGCGGCCACCAGTCATCGAGTTCCACCCTATCGACAACATGGTAGGCGTGCGCCGGCTCATCCCCCATCGGCTCGCGCCGGAACTCAGGGAAGTAACTGCCAGAAAAACAATCGAAGTCCCCCAGTACCCATTGGCGGTAGAGGTATTCGTTGTTCGCCAGTAGTTCAAGCCCTCTGGCGTAATCATCAGCTTCCTCGTCTCGCTCACCGTTTTTGTACGTGCAGTAGTACGGGTTGTCCAGAACCGTGGAGTGGAAGAATACCCTTCCGCGTCCACTGCGCGGGTCTTTGTAGATAGTCCCGTGTGGAATCGGTTTGCCGCCGGGCGTGTACCGGAATCTGGCGTTGATCCAGCGATTCCCAATTCCTCCGGGGTTGGCGGTGTTGTAGACTTGTGCCACCAACTCCTTGTGTGGACTACGGCACGATGCTGTGATTCGCAGATATAGCTGCTCGGAACGGCACTGCTGGATTTCCTCAAAAATGATCTTGACGAATTCCTGCCCCTGCCATTTCTCGTAGGCATCCTCGGTGTCCATGTGGCCGAGAACGCCGTAAGCCCCACTCGGGAATCTCAACCGGAACGGTTCACGCGAACCCTTCACCCCGAACGGCTTAAATACCTTTAGTGCCCGCTCAAACCAATCACTCAAGTCATCCGCGTTCTTGCGAAGGACGAGAAAGTTGAAGTTCGGGTTGTTCAGATAGCTGATGTCGTAAGGATGAGGGGAGCCATCCTTCTGCCGTGGCAACCGGGGAACGATGTTCCCCTTCATCACGCACCCGTAACCGCCCTCAGACTTAGTGGAGCCGCGACCGCCGCCGTTGGTAACCTCGAACGCCACGTCCCCATCCACCATCAAGGGAAGCGCCTGCGGTCCCGGTGGGCAATTGCATGGCTCTGAGTCGAAGTGATGCCGGGCGCAGTGAATGTACTTCCACCCGACAGTTAGCCCCTCTGGAACCTCACTGCGGTCGAATGTGAAAGCAACAGACGGATTTACCGCCTGCTTCCTTGGTCTAGCCACCCTTCAGTAGGTCCTTGAACGGCCGATTGCACACCGGGACGCTATAGGAGCCGTTCAGTGTCCAGTGAGAAGGTCGAGGGTCATCTGCATCGCGTCCAAGTCTATTCGGCACTTCGCCGTTAGGTATATGAGTGTTTGGCGCAGAGATGGCCCTCGACACAAGGGTTGCGATCACGTCGTCACGTTCGTTCATGGCTTTGGCTAATCGTGGTGTCATGGTTCAGAAATGTGTGCAAACGTATACCCTCGGTACACGTTTGGGGTTGTTTGTAAACAGCTAGAGGGTCGCGTGAACGACCCCCGCCGATCTCCTTCCACGCATGGTGGATGAGGCTAGAAAATTGGACGACAGTAGCCGGTGCCACCGGCTTGGCTTGGTTCAGGAGTTCTCGGGAAATCCGAGATTTCGACGGTCAAGTCACAGTGGTGATATACCACGTAGTACGTGTCTTGCCGTTCCACACGCTGCCGTGACCATGTGGCCGATACTTGGAGCCACCGGGAGGAATCGAACCCCCAACCGTTTGCTTACAGGGCAACTGCTCTGCCTGATTGAGCTACGGTGGCTAAAACTCAATACCAATTCCAGACGCACGGGTCCATCAGACGTTTGTACGAGGAGATGATCGGGTCTTCAGGATTTCGTAGAAGTTCTTGCCGTTGCTTGGCTCGAACTAAGCGTCCCCATATCCTCCGATCAGAGGCTGGCGGGGAACCGCACCAAGACTTCCCGGAATACCTCGGGAAGCGCCTGTGCCTGCGCCACGAACGCCGCCCATAAATCCATCGTTCGGGAAGAATTGGAACCCACTCGTAGTTGTCGTCCAGTTCGTCCCATTTCCAGTAGCGTGTGTTTGATCTGCTCATGCCTAAT